GACCACACCGGCGCGGTGCTGGCCTTGGCTGAGTTTGTTGAGTGCCCTTATGCCGTGAAGGTATGCAAGGCCGTACAGGCTGCCCACGTCATTTTGGGCCACTTGCCGCCTGAGCTTGACGCCTTGCGCGGCCAGGCGCGGGCTCAGGCCCTCAAAATGGCGCGGGAGATTTACGGCCCGGCCTCTCATGACCACATCAACGGGGAATTTTAACCATGAAAACCAAACAACTTTCAAAGCTGGAGGTCCAGCCTTACCGCATCATCCCGCGCCTAGAGGCATGGGAAGACTTCATCGGCGAGAAAAAGTGGCGCCCTTGCCTCTTCCTGCCCGACGATAAAAACGGCGCGCTTATCGGCCACTATTGCGAACGGGAGGGCCACAGTTCGGCAAGCCTTGACTATTACCGCAAAACCAAGCCGGCCAATCAAGAGGCCCGGGACCTGGCGGCGGCTTATGCCCACGATATACCGGGCGCGGTTATCCGCCAGCGCATCCAAAACTAAACCAACCCAAAAAGGACCCTTCACAATGAAACGCGAACGCAAGGCCATACGTGAGGCCAACCGCAAGGCTTTTGCCGCCCTTATGGCTGAATATAACGGCCAGCCGGTGGCGGACCATTACAACCCTGAAAGTCAACCGCATACACTGAATTTCAGGGGTTGCACCCTGGCGGTGCATTTTGACGCCGGTGAGGATGACGGCTTGCCCTCGATCTTCTGCCGGTGGCTTGACCCTATGGACAAGATCAAGGCGGCAAAGCTGCCTTTTCATAACCAATTCAGTGGCAAGTGGAACATACACGAGACAACCGGCGCGGAATGTGTGCAGGTGCTGGCGGACCGCCTGCGGAGCCTGAGGCCCTCAAACTATGCTCACCAACAAATCAGCGCCTATGTGCTGGAGGTTGACTTTATGGGCGGCAAAACCATCACACACACACCCACGGGGCAAAGCCGCTACCTGCAACCTGGCGAGGATGCGGCCGCGTTGTCCCTCACTCCCTCAGAGGCTGAGCTTGCGGAGTTTTTCGCATGACGCACCTGCAAGCCTATAAATCACTTTTAACCAACCAAACGGGGAGAGAGTTCATGCAAAGCCTAAAACAACTCACAGAGGCCGCGCAACGTGCCTAAGGTGGCAAGCCTTACCTCTGCATTGTTGACTATGTGACGGCAGCGGTGGGCAGCAAGAATTGGGTGGTGGCCTACCGCCTGACTGACCGCCTCAAAAACAAATACGGCGACGACGTGCAGGCCATCCACCCGGCGCGTTATCGCTCCCTCGTGGAAGCCTACGAACGGCAGGCGCCTTAATCCCTGCCGACTGTTTCAGCTGCACCAACTTTCTGACTGTTTCAGCTGTGCCCGCCTTACGACTGTTTCAGCTGCACGATTTATACTTTTACGATACTTATCTGATACGCTGCATACTTCCACCCTTATCCTGTTATGCGCTATTTAAAAAAGTATCCATACGTTATCTATACTATATCTATATATATATTATTATTCATTATTATTATATATATTAAGAGACTTTTAAAGGGAGATTTTTTAGATAGAGCATATAACTGAAAGTATAAGTACCCCTGAGGGGGGATGGGGTGGGTGCTGGTAAAAAGTCATAAGTATAGTGAAGTATTAGGCGGGGCTTGGGCTCCCGGCTTTAAAAAAGAAGTTATACTTCATTTAATAAAGTCTATAACTTGACATCGCTACCGATAAGCCCTATCTAAGCGGTGTTAGATAAAATGAAAGGAACGTATAATGTTTGTAAAAGATGAAAGTATCAAGGGAAGGTTCTCAAGCCAAAAGGATGGGCTTATAGCTTTGGGTATGCAGGTGATGTACCTGAATAGCGGAATAGCTCAGCGTATGGGCCTGGATAACTACACGCACGCCACCCTGTATTACGATAACGAGCGCTGCCTGCTGGGGGTGGAGCTTCACGACGGGGAGCGCGAGGGTAGCCGTAAGCTGCGCCGCGTCAACAAAGGGCGCCAGGTGGCCATCAGCGTGCAGGCCACGCTTAACAAAATGGGTTTTTCCCGCATCACGGGGACAAGTCACTTTGAGCCCCAGGCATGGCCTGACGTGCCGGCCGGGTTTATGCTGGACCTGTCGCCTCTGAAAGGAGTACCACATGCAACCGTTTCACCAACTTACCCTGCCCCTTCCGACCCCCAACCAACTGGAGCTGAGCCTGGGGCCGCCTCCCAAGCTCCCGTGCCTGCCCATCCGGGCGAGCCCGGCGGCATGGTTCACCACCAGCTGCCCCCGGTGCAACCTTCCGCACCGGACCAAGGGTGAATACCAGGCTTGCATCACAAGCCCGCGGTAATCACCCAGCCGAGGCCCCCTCACCCGAGCGGGGCCTTTGCTGTGGACTGTTTCAGCTGCATGGCGTAGCATCCAGCCCAAGGGTTTCCCTCTTGCCGAAAAAGCCGCCTCGTGGGCGGCCTTTTCGTTGGGTTTTGGGTTAATCCCGGAGCATGGACTCATCGCGCCCGGACATAACGCCCTCGACAAGCTCCACGTCGCACTGGTCCACGATTGCCTTCATGTGGGGGTGGCCGTTCTTGTTAAGCCACTCCATTAACGGCCGGCACGCAGCCATAAAGTCATGGCGACGCTGTTCGCGCTCTTCCTGGGACTGTTCCGGCGCATCCACAATTCGCTGTGCGGTTTGCAGGGCTTTGCGAAGACGTTCAATTTTATCTCCAGTGTGCTCATCGTCCCACTTCCATGACGGTGAGTCCCAACGGTTAACAACTTCTTTTCCACATTGGATCAGGTCTGCAATGACCTCCCGCGCCTTGGCCAGTTCGGCTTCGGTGGTGGCGGTGCGAGCAACGTGGTACGCAAGGTTTTGGCGTTCAAGTTGTTCAACGTAACGCAGCAAGGCGTCAGCGTAATCAATCGGCGCTGCCATGCGGTTCACTGAATCGCGCAACTGTTGAACAGCGATGCGGCTTCTATCGTTAGGGTATTGGTCACGAACTTTGTCACCGCGAACAGATTTTAGCATATTGAGTGCTTGGTCAAACTCATCATCCTCAAGTCTTGCAATTGCGTATCCGATGACCTCTCGCAACGCTTGGGAATCCCCCGCGCTGATAACGGCCTCGTGCTGGACGTGCTTAGCCCACTCTTCCGCAAAAAACTTTGCGCTTGTAAGCGTGACATAAGGTGTTTTTTTATTCCCATCCCATTCAAAGAACTCTTCTGCAAAGACATCAATAGGTTTCAGTTTATCGCTCATCGTTATTCTCCTCTGTTGGCAGCGACGGGCATGGAGTTACTGTCACTTTAACTATGCGAATAGAGTAACGCTTTTTGGCTTTCGCCCACGTGATTGTGTTCCCGCATATATCGTGCAGGGCGTGTTTAATCGCGTCTTTGCGAAAGTATCGCACGCTACTTCCCCATATGTGTCCGTGAAAATCAGATATAGCGAACATGACTTGTGGCTTAACTGGTTTCATCACTCACCCCCGCAGACTGTTTCGGGCGAAGGCCAAAGCAATGCGTCAGCTTGACCCGTGAATACTAACCATGCAGCACGGATACGATTAGGCCATGTATCCAAGCCGCAGGCGCGGGCCGGATACCAATGTTTGCCATCCTTACTTGTTTGGAGCGTTCGTAGTTGCTCAAACCATGCTTTATTCATATGGATGATTTGTGGTGCTTGTCGGTATTTCATGGTTACTCTCCTTTACAGACTGTTTCGGGCGACAGGGCGCGGATAAACGTCGCGCATCTGATACCAGTCGTTACTCTGGAGCCAATGTTGCTATCTACTTCGTCCGCAGCAGCCGCCTGCATTTTCCGAGCCCCTTCAATCTGCGCTTGGTCCATGGCTTGCTGGATGAGTTCCACCTTCTCCCCATAGTTCATGTGGTAGGTGAGAAGTTGTTCGAGTAGTTGTTCTGCCGTGATCATTTACCCTTCTCCATTTCTTCCTTGATGTATTGCTTCAGCAATTCCACGCTGTTCTCCGGACGCTTACCTTCGCGGCAGTAATCAAATAACAGGCGCATCTGTGCGGCCCTGGCAGCGTCCTTGGCAGCGTCCCAGGCAGCGGCAGCGTCCTTGGCAGCGGCCCAGGCAGCGGCAGCGGCCCTGGCAGTGGCAGCGGCCCAGGCAGCGGCACTGGCAGCGGTCCAGGCAGCGGCACTGGCAGCGGTCCAGGCAGCGTCCCTGGCAGCAGATAACTCTTCGTCAGTCGCACTGCCATCAGCGTGGCGACGGGCGACAACCAGCGCATCTATACTGCACTTGTCTGTCATGAGGTGTTCGACAGCCTGCGCGGCATCCACAGCGAAGTGGCGCCACAGTGGGAAGTTATGCTTATCTACAGCGCGCATGCACCATAGTGTGTCTTCATATCCATTACTGGCATAAATCTGCTCGAACGTGATGGGCGTGTTATTTCCGTACTTGGTGATGCCACCGAGTGATTTTACCAGCTTGCGGTATCCGTCTTCGCACGGTCTTTGTGCTTTGATCTTGGCGAGGGTTGTGGTGATGGCACTCATTGCATATATCCTACATCACAATCAGAAGAACCAATGACCCAACGGTGAGGATCATCATACAGATGGCGACGCAGCACGTCCGCATCGCCCCTAAATAGCTCAGGCTGATGTCCCGCCAAAGCATCATTTCCGTGTGGTAATTCTCCAGCTGAATCGGATTGGCGTTCGATCCCGGGAACGCAGGCGGCTGAGTGGGGAAGTTCATCGGAGGACCTCCGTTTTTTTACTTCATTGCAACACTCTGCGCTGCATTTTTTATGCGAGCAAGTATTTAACGTGACAATTTTGTTTTTCATGCACCCAACCATATCAGCAGCTTGTTGAAGCGTCGGCGTAACCACCGGCGGAGTCCTTTGTAGGGGCGTGGGTAGAGCCATCCGGTGTGGTATGTTTCAGGCATTTCCCTAATCTTTCTCTTATTGCATACACAGCGTCCGGAACCCTGGCGGCTGTGGCCTCGTCCATGACGGACATGTGGCATTCCGCGCTGGTAAGCCCCAGCTCTTCTCTCAGCATCCGGTAAGCAAAGCTGCGCGTCATCGGCGCCCGGGGCCCGCGCCACAGACGATCGAAAATCTCGTGTGCCTTCTGGCGAGCGCGGTGAGTGCCGGCGTCGCACAGCTCCTTACCGTCCCAACTCCAAAGCCCGCAGCACGTATGGCGTAACCCGTATTGGGTTCGCACTGTAATCGCCTGGCGTCCGCACCGTGGGCAGGATGGAGTTTTTGGAGTCATCATTTGGGCTCCACTAGCAGGTGAACCGATGGCTGATCCAGCGAGCGCTCTTCGAATTTGAAGTCCCCCGGGTTTGACGGAATACCCTTGGCCTCCAGTTCCTCATGGAGCATCACGCGGGCGCCGCCCTGGGTGGAACAGACCACCACAGCTGGGATGTTCTTACAGACCCAAAGTTTAAGGTGAGGGTTCATGGTTTTCTCCTTACTCTGCCGGCAACGCACAGGTGCCGATGATCATAACGATGTAGATGATTCCGGCGATGATCCACAGAATGTCTCTCATGCCACCGCTCCCTCATACATCACACTTTCGGCAATGTTGGCGCGGATAATGGCCTTGGCCAGCACCGGGCTCACGCTATTGCCACACATGCGGACCTGCGCTTCCTTGGTGATGGGGTTTCCCATCTGATCATGCTCGATGACATAATCATCCGGGAAGCCCTGGGCCAGGTACAATTCGCGCGGTGTCAGCATTCTCATGCCGATGTCCACAATCTGATAAGGCTCGCCATGCACCATGACCAGGCCGAACCGGTCCTTGGTGGTGACGGTGTGCAAAGGTTCTTCCAGGCGCGGGTCCTGGTCGGCGCCGTAGTATTTCAGCAGAAAGTCGCGGACTTCGGCATAGTGCTTGCCGCCGGCGGTGACGGTGTGCAGCGGAGCGTCTGCCTCATGGCCCACGTTCTCCCCACGCATCTTCATCATGTGCGCCACCACAGCGCTGTGGTGGTCACAGGTAGTGATGGTGCCGGTGGGTTGCTCGACACCGGTTCCCACCACGCCGCCGTAATGCTTCGCCAGGAAAGCCGACACCAGCGCCTGCTTCTGTTTGCCGACGACGGTGGGCACCGGCGCTTCGATGTCTTGTGTCCTAGGTTGCTGGCCTTCGCGCTCGCCATAACCAGTGGGCACCATGCACGCCGACACGATGGCATCCTTGCCGCCACCACCGGCCGTAATCGTGCCCAGCGGTGTGTCAACGGCGTTGCCTTCACTCTTGCTAAAGATGCGCTCAATAACAGCCGTCACCAGGGCGGAGTCAGCCTTCGCCGTGATGGTTTGGAGGGGGCTCTCCAGGGACCGCTCGGGCGACTGTCCCATGCGGCCGCCGACACCCGCCACGATCGGTGCCACAACGGCAAACCCATGTTTTGATGTGACGGTTTGGAGCGGATCATCCAGCTCCTGGCCACGAAACTGGTCATAATCCTTGGACGTGTGGTTCACCTTCACAATATGATGGTTCACCATGGCGAACGTCCCACCCTTCGGCCTCGCCGTCACTGTCCGCAGTGGGTCGTTGATGTCGTGTGCCGGCGCGCTGCCATTGTAATGGGCGATCGGAACGATGAAGGGGCGCGGGTTATTGACCACGTACTTCATAATACCTTTGGCAATGCGGCGCATCGTGTTGTCAGCCAGTGGCCGGCTGCGCTCAAAAATGCTGGGGCATGGCAGGTCCCAATCAATAATCTCAGCTGCCGTGCGGTAGGGGAGCAGGCCGCTACCAGGCTTGCCGTGCGTGGGCTCGGGCCAAACAATCGGCTTCCCGTCCCGGCTGGCGATCAGGAACAAACGCTTACGGATGGTGGGCGCACCATAATCACAAGCCCTCAGCTCGCGCCACTCAACCTGGTATCCTTCACTCCGCAGACGCTTAACGAAACTCTGAAAATGTTTCCCCTTGCGCCGCGGGCAGGGTTTACCGTCCACAACAGGACCCCAGGTCACAAACTCTTCCACGTTCTCCAGCACGATTACCAGAGGCTTGCGAGTGGCCGCCCAGCGGATGACAACCCAGGCTAGCCCGCGAATCTTTTTACTTACCGGCGTGCCGCCCTTCGCCTTGCTGAAATGCTTACAGTCCGGGCTGGCCCACAAAAGCCCAACCTGGCGATCGGGGTGAACGTCGCGCGGATTCACCTGCCATACGTCGTCGCATAAGTGCTCCGTGTGGGGGTGGTTGGCGGCGTGCATGGAGAGAGCCTGGCGGTCATGGTCGATGGCGACGTGGACCGGGTGGCCAAGGGCCAGCTCAATACCGGTGCTGGCGCCACCGCCGCCGGCGAAACTGTCCACAATAAGGTCATTCATCAGGCCAAGCTGTTTCATCAGTGCAACTTCCCTTCACTCTTCGCCATCAGGGCGTCGCGGGTGTCGGCGCTGATGAGTTTGGCTTTTCCGCCGGACATAATGTCAAAGCATAACATGGCGGAACGCGCCGCCTCTTCGTTTATGAAATCGGCCACCGGCGTGGGGTCCTCATTGCCGCGCTTGATGTGCATGTGCCATCCGTTACAGCCAGTGCAGTGGAGGATGCCGACGCCCACGCCGTCATCGCGCTCCATGATCATGCCGGAGCACTGCATAATTTGTTCGGTTCGTTCGCTCATTAGGGGGTTCCTTCTTGTCGTTTTAAACCAGCAGGGGGCTGAGCTTTATGAGCTGGCCTAGGACTGGTCATAATCAGCCCCTGCACGGTTTGAGGCCTCTTTTTAACGCCACGCCATAGTGGCGCCGGATGCCGCCGGGGCGGCTTCGTCTCCTTGCGGAGCCAGGCCAACCAGGTGGCCGTGACTTTTAGAAAGTCGTCGGCCGCGCGATAGAGCGGATGACCGCCATAAAGCCCTGCTGCAACTGCGTGATGCCGATATTGAGCCAGCGTGGGTCAATCTCACCACCATCCTGAGGGTAGCTCAGCTCTCTCAACTTGTCCGTATAAACACGGCACTGCTCGGCCAAAGCCTTCCCCTCATTCATCAGGTCAATCTCATGCTGAGTGAGGTCGCGGTATCCGGTGATCTTTTTGTGCTGGTTATAAACCATGTTCTTCTCTTTCATTTGTTCAGTGCCGGGTTCTACCTCGGAGGCCCCGGCGTTACCCCTAACAACGGATGCCCTTCAATTCACCCGACGAGGTAGAAGCTCTATACATTCAAAAATTGAACCTCTTTTTTATATGTGTAAAGTGTTTTTTGGAATGCCATGGCATTTTATTTAGGCAGGCGGTCGTACCGCTGTATTTCAGCGATCGCCATGGAGGCGCTTTTCACCATTTTACGCCGAACGTCGTCATCGGACTTGAAGTCCTCGGCCTTAAAACCTGCCTTACGCCAAACCTCCAGGGCTGTTTCTTCCTCGCCAGCGGCGGACAGCGCGTAGGCGGCAGCCCCCATGGCGAGCTGAGCCCCCACAAGCTTGTCATCGTGCGCTGTGGAATATCCTTCATCACACACCTGGCGATTTCGCTCGGCCAAAACGTCGAACGTGGCTTTGCCATAGCTGGAAGTCATGAACCTACCCTTTCTCTCATTATCTGTTCAAACTCTCTCACCGTGATCGGTGGGAGATTGGCGACCGCCTGGCGGCCCTCGGCGACACTTCGCATAAAGATGTCGGCAAGATCGTTTTTCCACGCCTCACGCGGCGGAAACCGGCAGCTGCCGTCGCAGTTGCAAAAACAGTTTTTTTCACAATCCATAGGTCCTCCTGATATTATTATAGGGGTTTATCCACTCCACCTGATACTTACGAACACACCCGGTCCAGCCGTTTTTATCGGCCCATTCCGCCAATCTCTTGGCATGATCAGGGAGCCCGCGCAGCATCAAATAAGCTCCCCTTGGCTCTCTTTTTTAGGCTCAGGTACAACGCCACTGCCACCACACACGGTGCATGACACGCGGTTTCAGGTGTAGCCGTGCGTCTCCAGCAGAGAGCGCATGCGAATGGCAAAAGGGTATTTGCGCTGATCCAGGAAGCTGGTGCGCGCGTCTTTTTTAGTCGGCTTACGTTCTTTGATCTTTGAACATACAAGCCAGGTTCCCCTGCCCTTGCACTCGGCACACCGATGCAGCTTTTGGCCGGCTGAATTTTGCATTTCCATGGCACACTCCTTTTTTGTTCTATTCAATAAAAGCATACCATGGAACGCATTGCAACACTTTTTATGCCTTTGCCGTGATGCCTTCCAGGGCGGACTTCGGCTTGTTGATTTCTTCTTCCGGCCGGCGGATGAGGCGGATAACCCCATCGCCATCCTGGGCGGCTTCGCTCATCCCCAGGAAAGAGAGGCTATTGACCTTGCAATCCATCTTGGTGTGGTGGCTCATGAAGGCGCCCAGGCTGTCAATCTGGTGGCCGTTAAGGATTTCTTCATCCAGCTCAAACACGGTGCCCAGGCTCAGTATTTCCTGCTTGATCTTGGAAAACGCCGTGAAGTTCACAAAGTAGCGGCGGTAAAGTTTGGCGGTCATTTCATCATTCCTCGTTATATTTAAATTCGTACCTCTTCCGGCCGCCGGAGGATTCAAGCTCCCGCACCAGAACCTCTCCGGTTTCGTTCACCAGCGTCGAAATAATCTCGTCGCGGCGCTGTTTTTTCAGCCATTGAGTATCTTGGGTGAGTTTGGTTTTGGGCATCCAGTCACCGAAATCGCGGATGATGGCAAGCACGCGGTTGACTTCTGCCTGGGTGTCGTTATCAGCCAGATTGTCTTTCAGGAAGTCCACGTTGCGGTGCATCATGTATTCAATCATCTGGCAAGCCCAGCGGGCCACGTCGGCTTCAATCACGTCGCCATCGTGTCCGCACAGCGCCAACTTCATGGCGTTCTCGGCCCCACGAGTCCATAAGGCATCCAGCCCACTTTTCTTTTCAAACTCGATGTCACCCTGCCGATCACAGTAATCCCGGAAGGCGTGGATGATGTCCCTCGCCTCGTTGCTGAACGGGATGATCCGCGGCCGGATATTGACCGACAGAGAAGAGAGGTTGCCCTGCATATCGCTGGTGGGCATGTCGTTAATGCGTTGGCACGCCGCCACAAGCTCAGACGGTGGGATGATGTCGGCACCATCGCTGGGGGCGGGGCGGCGGATGAAGGTTTCGAAGATCAGCCAGCGCGAAAGAAACCCGTCAACAGCCGCCGTGCTGGTCAGCGCCTGGTAGAAATGCTGGGGAACCGTCGAGCCCAGCACGTTAAGGCACGGTTGTTCAATGTCCTGGCGGGGGTTCTTATCGCTGCTGCCGGAAAATTCCTTACCGCGAAACGTGGTGTTGGCGCTGGAATACAACTGCATGATCGTGGTGACGATCTCCAGCTGGAATGTGCTTGCCTTGGCCCCTGTCATATTCTTCAAGCTGCGGCCAAATTCATCAAAAATAAAAAGCCCACGGCCACTCGCCTGATAGAGCCTGTTGACCAGCGCATTCCCACTGGTGACGTTAGAACCGCCGATGTTATCGCCTAACCCTACCGCCTGGAAAAGCTCGCTCACACACTTTTGGGGGTGATCCTTACCGGCGCCGGAGGGAGCGAGGCTGATAACGAGCATATTGCTGCGGAGCCGCGTTTCAGTCTGCACTCGGTGAGCAAACAGACACCCAGCAGCGCTAACAGCTGCGGCAAGGCTGAGGACGGGCTGGGGCCGTACACTTGTAGCAGTAATCCAGCGGGCAATCTTACCGATGATTCCAGGGGCGTCGTCAACAAGGAAGTCCGGCATGGGGGTGTTTTGGCGTATGCGTTTTGGCAGCTCGCGGGGAGCAGTGGGCTTTGCATCACGGACAGCTGAGACGCTGGCGACAGTTGGTCCTGGCACAGTGGCGTTGGGGACGACTTTAATTTCTTCCCAATCGGTCCAGGCGCGCTGCTTTTCATTCGGTATTCCTCCTGCAAGATTCCCACCCGGGCGGATGGTAATGGCCGGCAATTCAGGCCCCTGAAAAACAGGCTGCCACCCAGCCTGCTGAGCCATATAAAACAGCGTCCCGATGGTCCGACCTTCCGGCCGCTGAAAACTTTTCCACTTCGTTTTTGTGCCGGTGTCACTTTTCTTGGGATACTTTCTACCCTTGCGACTCCAGCTGTCCCACAGCAGGAATCCTGCCTCACCAAACTCGCGCTTGATGGCCATACCGATATGCACCCAATCGTCGTGCGAGCAGTCCGGGCTGATGAATTCCAGCGCGGATGCCACATCATCCATGGTGGCAGGCTGGTCGTAAGACTTGGCCGGTTCGGCGCTGTAAAGCGGCGCCGGCTTGTCGAAGTCGGGGTCAAAGATGCGGCTGACCTGATCCACAAAATCACTAGGCAGTGCCGGCAGTTGATCCGGGCGGAAACTTTCAAGGCCCTGCCCATCAATCCAGTAATACGGTTGGTGGGTCCCCGGGTGAATGGTAGGGGGGATGACTGTTTGGTTCCCGTTGGAGAGAAGCTCAACCACCGCATCCGTGCTGCCGTCGGCACGACGGATCTTCCACTTCTTGCTGGGCTCACCGTTGTATCGGTAAAAGGCCGTGTACCCTTTGGAGCCGATCTTCTTGACCGGAGACGGGTTGGGGATCAGTCCTTGGACCCTGGCATGAAGCCCGTTGATGTCGTTGTCGAAGTCCAGCGCCACAACGCCAGACACCTGGCCAAGGGCAATGCCCACGCCTGCGCCAGGCCACGTGGTCCATTCTTGAATCTCGGCATACGTCGCCAGGCGCTTTTCGTATTCGCGCCATGCCAGGGCCCCCCAACTGAAACCATTCCACCGGCCGGGGTATTTCGTCCCCGGCTGGATGGGCAGAACAGAGTAACCGAGCGCGTTAAGATGAGACGCGACAGCGGCGAGGGGCGAAGGGGTTAGCTGCATGGCCGTTATCCGGCCTGGCTGGACGATTTCTGCCTATCAATGATGCGGTCGAGGTCGGCCACATCATACATTTCTCGTTTCCCGATCGTCACAGTGGGCAACGGCTTATCGCAGTTTTTGTAGTTGCGAATGAAGCTGCTACGGCTGATACCCAAATAGGTTGCCGCATCCTCCATATTATAGAGTCGTTGCGTCACCGGTTGCGGGGCCTTCTTTTGTTCGTTTTTGCGTGTCATGGCATTCCTTGGTGTTTTTTCGGTTGACATGTTTTTGTAAGTCACTTACCTTCCCGATGTCAACAAAAAAGGAGTGCCGGTATGAGCGAAAATAAAAACCTCGATCAGCTGATTGTGGAGTTGGCCAATGCCAAGATTCTCTGCAAGCAGGCTGACGATCGCAAGCTGCAAATTGAAAGCGCGATCTATGAGTTGGTCCAGGGGCAACTGACGAAGCTGGGGACGAATCATGTTCACCCCCGTCTCAAAGTTGTCACGAAACAGAACACCAAATATGATCAGGACCAGCTGGCTGAGCTTGCTAAGAAGCTCCCCGCCAACGTGTTCCCGTTCAAGGTGGAATACAAACCCGACAACAAACAGCTCACCGCGTTGGCGGACTTCGACCCGAAGGCCTTTAACGCCATCATGGCTACGGCTACCATTACGCCGGCCAAACCGAGCTTCGAAATTGTGGAGGAATAGGCCATGCAAGGACCTTCTGTTCATCCCAGCCAGCGGTCGTTCCTTCGCCGTGAAGGTAAAGTTATGGCAACCTTCGATGACGGCAAGGCGCTGATCATTCGCACCACGCCAAGCGATAAGGTGGAAATCAGCATCGAGGATTCCGAGCCCGACGCCAAGCCCGCCACCTTCATTCTTGATGAGGCGCAGGCCGCCAAGCTGGTGGTTGAGATCGCCGAAATGATTCGCGCCAAGCGGTTGGTGCGGGCCGAAATGAACGCCTTCGGCCTGGCGTGGGCACACAATGCCGCCGCCGTGAAAGGCGCAAACGAACAAAAAGGAGTTTAGCCATGGCTATCCCCAACCTCTTAGAGGCAAAACCATCCAAAACCATCAAGCCGCCGCGGGTGTTTCTCTACGGCGTGCAGGGTATTGGTAAGTCCACTTTTGGCGCCAGTGCCCCCAACCCCTACTTCCTTAACCTGGAAGATGGCGTGGATGAAATCGAAACCACGAAATCCGAACGCCTGACGACGTGGCGTGATGTGATTGACCACCTTCTGGCGCTCTCGCAGCAGGACCACAACTTCCAAACCCTCGTGGTAGACAGTGTGGACTGGCTTGAAACCCTTATCCACGAACAGGTCGCCTCGGATAAGAAGGTCAACAGCATTGAGGACATCGGCTATGGCAAGGGATACATCTTTGCCATGAATTATTGGGAGCAGTTCATTGCTGCCCTCGACGATCTCCGCAACAATAAGGGCATGGTCATCATCCTGATCGCTCACAACCAGGTGAAGCGCTTCGACGACCCCACCACCGACAGTTACGACCGCTACAACGTCAAGCTGCACAAGCAGGCCGGAGAGAAGCTCATGGAATGGGCTGACGCGGTGTTGTTCGCCGGTTACGAAACCTTCATCAAGAGCGAGGATGCTGGTTTCAACAAAAAGGTTAAGAAGGGCGCGGCTTCGCGTCGCCTTCTTTTCACGCGGGAAACCCCTGCGTTAATCGCCAAGAACCGCTACGGGCTCCCGGACAAGCTCGACTTCCCAAAGGAAGGCGCCTGGTCCGTGTTCCAAAGCGCGGTCCTGGAAAATACTCAAAACAAGGAGCAAACAAACAATGGCTAATCTTGGAGGCGTGTTTAACGCCAATGCCGTTGCGCCGGCGACTGGTGAATTCCGCGTCGTGGCGCCTGGCGTCTACCCGGCAATGATCACCGACAGTGAGATTGTCAACACCAGTAGCGGCACCGGCCGTATGCTGAAACTGGACTTCGAAATCTGCGACGGCCCCGAAAAAGGTGCCCGCATTACCGAACGTTTGAACCTGTGGAACCCGAGCGCTCAGGCCGTGGAAATTGCCCAAAAGCAATTCAGCGCCATCTGCCATGCGGTCATGAACGAACAGGAGCGCGATAATGTGAGCGACTCCAGCCAGCTCCATAACCGCCCCATGGAAATCACCGTCGGCGTCGAGACTTTCGAAAAGCGCGACGGCTCCGGCACGGGCAACAGCAACAAGATCACCAAGTACGCGCGTCTCGGCACCGCAGCTGGTGGGGCGGCAACTTCGAATCATCCTGCTCCCGGTGGCTTTGCTCAACCTGCGGCCCATCCCGCAGCCCAGCCGGCTCAGCAGCCCGCGCAGGGAGGCTTCCAACAGCCTGCCGCCGGGACCGGCAAGCCTGCCTGGGCGAAGTAAACTCGCCAACTACGGAGGAATCCCCTCCGTGAAGCTCCTGATGGCCGGCACGCTCCGGGGGCTTCACAGAGGGGATTTTCTAAAACAAGAAAGAGGGGCGTTCCGCCATGGTAGCCATCAAAGGCCTTCCAACCAATCCTATCACAAAAATCCAAGAGGCTTACGAAGCCAAGGAGCGCGCAACCAAAAGGCGCAGTCGCGGCCTCGGTGCGAGCCAGTTGGGCAAGCAGTGTGAACGGCAGATTTACTATGGGTTCAGGTGGTTTCAGGACCCCGAGTTTGATGGGCGTATGCTCCGTCTTTTTGGCACCGGCACCTTACAGGAAGCCAGAATTGTTGAGGACCTTAGGTCCATCGGGGTTGAAGTGTGGGAAAAAGACCCCAACACCGGGAAGCAGTTTCGCGTAGAGCACTTTGGCGGGCACCTGTCGGGGTACATGGATGGCGTGGGCGTGGGATTTATTCAGTCCCCGGAAAAGCCCCACGTGCTGGAATTTAAAACCCATAATGAAGAGAATTTTTACAAGCTGGTCGGCATTCCCTACACCGAGAAGGGGAAGAAGATTTACCAGGCTATGCTTCGCAATGGCACAAACTTCACCTGTGACCTGGAGAAGGGGAAGTATGAGCACTATGTCCAGTGCCAGATTTACATGGGGCTCCAGGGCATGGACCGGTGCGTCTATGTGGCAGTGAACAAGAACGACGACGCCATGGTGGCCACTCGGGTGAGGTTTAGCCAAACCGACTTCGACAACCTGATTATGAAGGCTGAGCGTATCATTTTCGGTGGTCATGTCCCGCCGCGCATCAACGAGAACCCAGCCTGGTATGAATGCAAGTTCTGCGACTTCCACGACATCTGCCACCTGGATATTCCGCCCCAACGAAATTGCCGCACGTGCAAAAACAGCGAGCCGCGCCGTAACGGCAAGTGGTTCTGCCGACTGCACCAGCAAACGCTAGACATGAACCAACAAGCAGAAGGGTGCCCTTCCTATGACCAAATCGCATAGCATCCCCGAGCTGAGGTATTACCAGCGAGACGCCGTAAACGCCCTGTTTTCCTATTTTGAGAAAAACGACGGAAACCCTCTCGTTGTGATCCCCACGGCCGGCGGCAAGTCCATGGCAATGGGTGAGTTCGTTCGTCTGGTTTTTTCATGGCCTCATCAGCGCGTCATGTTGCTGACCCACGTGAAAGAGCTGATTGAACAGGACCACGCAGCTATTCTCCGTATGTGGCCACAGGCTATGGCTGGTATTTACTCCGCCAGCCTGGGACTCCGTGATGCGAAGTATCCGATCACCGTGGCGGGGATTCAGTCGGTCCACAAAAAAGCGCACATGTTCAACTGGATTGATCTCGTGCTAATTGACGAAGCGCACCTTCTCTCCGGCAACGACGATGCCATGTACCAAAAGTTTCTCGCCTCCCTGCGGAAGGTAAACCCCAAGCTCAAAGTCATCGGGTTCACCGCAACGCCGTACCGCATGAAGGAAGGGCTGCTGGTGGACAGCGGAATTTTCACCGACATTGCATACGAAATCGGGGTACGCGAGTTGGTAGAACAGGGCTATTTGGCGCCCCTCATCAGCAAGTCGAGCGCCGTTCAGGTCAACACCAGCGAGCTGAAAGTCAGCGGAGGCGAGTTCACGCGTCAGTCTATGGAGCTGGCCATGGATAAGGACGACCTCACCGAAGCTGCGCTGGATGAAGTTTTCAGATTTGGCGCCGACCGGAAAAGCTGGCTCTTCTTCTGCGCTGGGGTTGACCACGCCATGCACGTCAGGGACGCCCTGCGCGCCCGTGGGATTCATACTGAATGCCTTACGGGAGAGACGCCCAAGCAAGAGCGCGAACGCATCGTAGAGGCGTTTAAAGCGGGCAGGTTAAAGGCCCTCACAAACTGCGATGTGCTCACCACGGGGTTCGATTCGCCGGCGCTTGACCTTCTCGTTCTGCTGCGCCCCACAAAGTCGCCGGGTTTGTACGTCCAAATCCTCGGCCGCGGCATGCGCTGGATTGGCGGAAACAGAGAGGTATCCATGGCGGCCGGCAAAAGCAACTGCCTTGTGCTGGACTTTGCTGGGAATATCGAGCGCTTCGGCCCGATAGACAACATTCAAATCGCCAAAAAGAGAAAACGCAAAGGCGACCTGTCCATCGCCCCCACCAAAATCTGCCAAAACCCTGACTGCCGCGCGCCGAATCCTATTCAGGCGCACGAGTGCAAAGAGTGCGGGCACCCGTTCCCGGAGAGCACGATACCGCCTCACGAGGAAACGGCCAGCTCCCTGGAGATCATGTCTGGCGGAGCCCCTGGTATGGTTGTCGAGCCCGAGGTTTTGCCAGTTGATCGCATTTTTTACGATGAATACATGAGCCGCGCCGGCCACATGACGCTCCAGGTGAGGTACGCCTGCGGGCTCCAGGAGCACCGCGAGTGGATTTGCTTTGAGCACGACGCCGGCTCCATGCCAAGACGAAAAGCCGAGCAGTGGTGGCGCGATCGCACATCACAGGGCGGCGTGGTCCCTCCCACCGTCCGTGACGCCGTTTTCATGCTGACGGGAGAGGGGCATTTTCGTGAACCTGTTCGCATCCGCGTGATGCCGGACATCAAAAACCCAAAATACAAAAGGATCGTAGGCTATGAATGGCATTAAGCTGAACCCGCTCGACAAGCTCCGCCTCACCACGGAGCTGAGAAACGTCCTGGTCAAGATCGAGGCCATGGAGACTGAAACAAGGTGTGACCAATGCACTCATTTCCAGCCCATGCAAGTTGACCGCGCCACAGGCGAGGTAAAATCGGCGGCGCGTTGCACCAAGTGGAAGTCTGAAATCCCGGCCGACGTGCTACCGAACGGGTGCGAGGCTTGGGATTTCGACGACATTCCCTTTTAGGGCGCCCCACTCAATAAGTTTGGCGCGCGCCTCTTCCGAGGTATTCACGAAGGCGTGATTGACGTTTGAATGGCCACAGATTCGGCCCAGCGCAAGCTGTTTATCGCTGGGCTTGCCTTTCCCGTCCGGGCGCTTGAATTCGAGCACGCCGGATCCGCCATCCCACAGGAACACATAATCCGGCGCCCCTCCTATTTTACCCATGGCCTTCAACACGGCGCCAAAGACATAACGCTTTGCCCCTGCAAATTCGTTCGTCACGTGCATGTAAATGCCGCGGTACTCTCCGCTGATAATGAGGGGAACGAACCAATCGGCAAACCTGATGCACTCCGCTGCCTCGGGGTCAAGGCTCGTGCCGCTGCATTTTGACGGCCTATCCATGAAGATGAACCGAAGGTCAGCTAAAAGTTTTAGTTCCATGGCGTATCCTATACAGGTGTGTTTGGTAGGCGGCGCGCAGCCATTTTTCGCAGCTGCTCATAGGGCCTCCAGGTGGTTGTTGTAACATCACCGCATCAGCTTCCCACAGGATTTTGTTCATTTCCTCTTGGGTCGTTGCCTCAACGATGAGTTTCCAAAAACGATGGACCGGCTTCGTCCATTCGTAGGCGTGGGGGTTGAAGGTGTCCGGCGGTGCCGGCTTAAAGCCGTTGACGAATTTTTTCACCGTCCGCTGGACAGGTGGCAGTTGGCCGTGTGGGTACACCATTCTTCGTTCCAAATTCTTTGACGTGACTTAGGGTCGAACAGGCGTATGGCTGCATACCAAACCTCTGGTCGGTTTCCCGAGGCCAGCCCCATATCACGTCGCCCTCATAATGCTTTTACGGAAGGCACTTGACAACGGGGTAAGGCACATGGATAGTGACACACAAATACGTTCCTTGGAACACTTTTTTACAATAAAAAGGAGGCAATGAAAAAATGAGTAAGGGTATTAAAACTAAGTCGGTGAGTGACGAAACTACCACATTTGGCGAGGTTTGGGACACTTATGTTGAGCTGCACGTTAAGCCGTTCGTTGTCACCAAGCGACGCATGGGTTTTATCGGCGACCACCTTTTAAAGTTCTTTGCCAAGATGAATGTGCGCGACATCAAAACCAAGCAGGTGCTCCAATACGGTAACTGCCGGCGCAACGGTGTGATCGGCCGCAAAGCCGTGGACAGCACTATCCGGCGCGAGCTGAACGCCATGGTGGCTGCCATCAACTTCTGCGCCTACATGCACCGCAGCCTTCCGGTTTCCGATGTGCCGTATATCCCGCTGCCCAAAGCCGCCCCTCCGAAGGACGTATGGCTGAAACAGGAAGAGCTGGAGGATTTTGTGGCCAAGATCAGGAAGCTGCACGATAACGACAACCTACCTCTCTCGCGCATCTACCGCTTCGTCATGATCGCCAGCCAAACGGCGGCTAGGCGGAGCGCCATCGCCGACTTAAAATGGGACCAGGTTGACCTGGAGAATCGGATCATAAAGTTCAACCCTGCCGGGCGGGTTCAAACAATTAAGCGCCGTCCAGTGGTCCCTATTTCGAAAACGCTTCTCCCGGTCCTCCAGCGGGCCTACGAAGAGCGTGTAACGGAATATGTGCTAGATCACCCGGGGGACGTTGCAAAACTCTTTCAGCGGGCCGCTGAGGCGGTTGGTTATCCCCATGTGACGCCGCACGTTCTGCGCCACACCTGGGCGACACACGCCGCGATCGCAGGGGTAGACACTTGGAAGATCGCCGGGGTCCTTGGGGACAATGAGGCGACGGTTCGCAAAAATTATATGCACTATAACCCCGCCTACCTGCGGGATGCGGTGGACCGCTAGTATCGCTTCGGACCGCTGTTGCGGCCGTACCGGTTGCTCGCGCCATATCGGCTGACAGAGCGGGTGACGCCCCGGCGGTTCCGCGGGGTATCCTCTTCGCGGGGGGCGATAGCATCAACAAACCCCATGCGCGCCTTGTCCGAGCTGACAGCCTGAATCCCGATGGCCCCCACAGAGGGGACGGGCTGGATGCTCAGGCCGGCGTTGGCCATGGGAATGACCACGTAACTGTAAAAATCCTTCAAGGCTTGACGTTTCCGAGCGTTAAGCTGTCCATCCGTCACGGTCCCGTTGGAGTGCCCCACCATTGCTTGACCTAGCAGGACAGCATCGGCCGGAAGAGTCAACATGCCGGCCAAGGCTGGCCCTACGGCGAAGGTGGCGGGGTCGCGCTGATACTTGATGCTGGTGGCCAGGTTTAGCGGCACATCGAGAACACCGGTAAGGCCAGAACGAGAAAGGGCGGCTGTGAATTTGGCAAAACCTCCCATTTCGTCCCACTTCTTCTGGTTCTGTTCGCTGCCAAAAACCGAGTTACGCACTTCGTTCAGCGCCATCGCGCCGGCCAGCATCAAAGGCAGGTTTCGCGCAGGGCCCATTAAGGCCCAACGGTCAGCCAGGGACAGGTCTTTTTGCGTGGCCGCCTTCCACATCAACTCACCAGAGCGGTTCAGCACGTTCTTTTGGAAGCTGAACATGTAGGACATAAGCCCGTAAGAGAGCTTGCCGATCGGGTGGTTCGCATAAAAAGGCTTTTCGCTCGCCTTGGGAATCATGATCGTCTGATCGGCAAAACGCTGGAGCGCCGCCCCATACAGCTTGGCCATTTCGCTGCCGTCCTTTAGGTCGGCCGCAGTCGGCTTGCCGTCATCGAAGCGCTTAATATATTCGGAAAACTCTTTGTGCTGCGCCGCGTCAATGCCCAGCTCGTTCAGCATCATGGCGCTGGACTTCATGCGGCTGTTGCCTTCGAGAACATCGAGAGCAACCCGGCGAATGAAAGACTGGCCAACCCCCACCGCAGCCACCCGAGTCGAATCCGTATACTGCTCCAGGCCGGTGCGCCGGAAGAATTGGCTTGTAAGCCACCGCTGCCCACGAGTCTCCAGGCCGCCGCCGAGACGGGCCGCCATAGCTCCTTCGTGCATAGCCTGGTTGGCAATGCCAAGAAACTCCGCCACGTCGCGCATACCATTGGTGCGGTCAGCTCTCACCAAGTCGCTGATGACAGAGCCAATACCGGCGATCACATCCTTCATGCCATCACCGCGCACACCGAACATGGCAAGCTCGTTCAGGCTGGTAAGCGTCGCTTTGGGCAGGTAGGCGAGCATACTGAAAGTTTGAGCCCACCCGGTCATCTTGCGCCCCCACATGGGGATATTGCTTGGGCTCTCTCCCGTCATGGCTTGAATGTGGTTCACCACCATGGGGATGGCTTCGGTTGCGCCTTCCTTTTCCATACGGGCCTTTAATTGATCCCACTTGGTGGGGGCGTCCGGGGCGTCGCCGGGGTTGCGACCGAAACGGCGCTCAAACTCGGCCCGTTGAGCCACGCGGTGGAAGTAGCTTCCCAACACGTCACGCGGATCGGAGACGTAGAATTCCTTCATGATGTCGTCGGCTTCTTTAGCCAGTGTCCGCCCTTTAGTGAAGTCCTTTGTGGGCAGCCCGTTGCCGAAGTTAAAGAAGTCCTGGAAACCGGGTTTGAGCACGTCGCCAAATTGGATTTGCCGGAGCCACGCCTCGGCCATTTGCTCAGCCTCCGCAGCATCTTCCACGCCGCTGGCGCGGTAAGCCTTTACCGCGGCATTCTTAAACTTCTCTGGCTCCAACCCGACCAGGTACTTATCGAGTACCCGGGGAAAATACCCTCGCTGGTATCCAACAGGCAACCCGGCCTCGCGAGCATACTGGAGTTCATCGTCCAGCATCTTGCGGATTTTACCGGCCGCACTGTCAACGGCGCCGCCGGCCATCCGAATGGTGTCGGGGTTTTGTACCTTACGCACCAACTCGGCCATGGCTTTTTCGTCACGCGAGAAAGGCTCCAGTGTCTCGGACAGCTTATTCATGTTGCTGCCTGTGCGCTGCCGAACAGCCTCTTCAAACGTCTGCTTGGTTCCCTTTTCAAGTCCGCCGGCGCGGCCGTAAAACATTTCGCGGATTTCGGCGATCGCCTTGCTGTCGTACCGCTTGGCAAGCGCCGCCATGGCCCCGTCGTTGGTCATAAAGGCAAGCTGAATAAACCGGGCCATGCCGTTGATGGGCTTAACGCTGTCAGGCCGCCCCATCATTTCCACGGCGTCGTCCCAATTCCGCTGCCAGCGGTCAAACACGGGCTTACTCCAGCCGGTCAAAGGCTTTACAGCTCCAATGTAGGTGTCGTTCTTCAACTCTTCCGGCTCAATGCAGCGTTTCATGGCTAAATCCCACACAGTTTTTGTTCATGCTTGCCGCCCAAAGCCTCGATGTTGTCGTTCAGCTCAACTTCGGTTTTGGGCTCTTTAATAGCTTGGCGGTTCGGGGCGCCGTCGTCAAACTGATCAAACAGGTGTCCTTGGCCCCGGGCATCATCAGCGGTCGAGGCGATCTTGGAAAGGATTTCCTCGGCCGATGCATCATCCCCGGCGCGTGTGGCTTCGTCAACATAACGTCCCAGGCGGTTGGCGATCTCTTCGCGGCTGGCCAGCTTGGTCATGTTTTTGTTGTGCAGCAGGCGGTAAACAGCCTCTGCCGCCGCGTCACCCTTCACCAGGTCGAGGCCCTTCGAGGGCGAAAGTCCCTCTGCCCGGGCATTCTCTACGGCGCTTGCCGCGGTTTCCAGCGCGTCGAAAATGTCGGACTTCTCAGGTGCGGCGCCACCTTGGGCATCACGACGCAAGGCCGCGATCTCGGGAGCCACATCGGCAATCCCCTCACCGACCGATTTGAGGCTTTGGTTGCTGGACTTCGCCAGGCGGGCGCCGCTCTCCGGCATCCCCTCTTTGGAGGACCAGCTGTCCAGCGTCTCGGCCGGGGCTTTTTTATTTGCGGCCGCTTCACGCAAGCGTGAACGGCTCTCGGAAAGAGCCTTTTTCCCGTCTCCCGGAGCTTTTGTAAGTGCCTGTTCACTCACGGCGCCGCTAGAGGCATTTTTGTTAAGCCCTTGAAGGTGTTCAAGGATTGGGACGGCCTCGTATTTTTCCGTGTTAAGCGCGTCTACCTTATTCTTATCGAAGGTTTCGGCGATGACCTCTCCGGTCTGTTTATTGCGGATTACCCAGCTGGACGATTCTCGCTTGCCAGCAGGCTGCTCAGCGGCAACGCGCTCAGAACCTTGTCGGACAGGCTGTTCATTTGCGACACGAGTTTCTTGTACGCCATCAGCTCCACGACCCTTCCCAGCGCCAGCTTCCTGCGTTGCCTTTCCAGCTGCTCCAGCTGGAGGCTCCATTCGCTGATCTGCTGCTCCAGCTCGGGTGGTAGCTGCATTCCCCTTGTCAAACTCTGCGGCACGCTGATCATCTGGCTTTACTCCTTGGGGTTGTTCGACGGCCTTTGCTTCCGCCTCCAGACGTTGGGCGTTGGCCACAATAGCGTCCTGGTCGGCGCGGGGGACACTCTCATCGAAACCACGGAAGGGTGCAGCTTCGCGGGGCCCTTGGGTCAAGGGGCGCGCGGCACCGCGCTGCACCATGCTGTCGTAAACGCGAAGTTTGGCGGCATCATCAATCCCACTGTCCACCACAGCGCGCACGGCCGGGTCGGTTTCCGCCCGTGCCATCATTTCAGCCAGACGGTCAGCCTCAGCTGCGCGCTGGCGCTCGATGCCGGCCGCCGTTCCGGGATCACTAACGTCAGCGCGCACCTGGGCACCATTGCGGCTGGCCAGGATGGGCTGCTCGGAGCCTTGCGCGGAGCGGCCTTCAAAGCGCTGGAAAGCAGCTCTCTTTGCTTCGGGGGTCAATCCCTGGGCGTTCATAATTTCAGCGATAAGTGGGTCGTTTTTAGCAGCCTCCGCCATGCGGGCGTCTATGTCGGAGGTAACTGCACTGGCACGCTCCATGCCGGCTGCTGTTCCTTGGTCAACACCACCACGGATAGCCGTGCCATCCGGGGTCACAGAGATCGTGTTGCCGTTGCGTTGAACCGGCGCTCCGTCAGGCGAGAAAAATGTGTGGTTTCCTACCGTCGCCGTCGGCTTGACCTTCGCCCAATTCGGCACCGCGTCACCATTGGCCTTTTGGCCGGCAAAGCTGATGTAGTGCGTCGCGCCGCCGGTATTGTCCGGTAGCTCGCCGCGCGCAACCTTATCCACAATAGCGGCGATGCGCTGGTACTCGGGATCGTCGGCACGAAGCGCGTCCATACCAGGGCGAGTGCGCGCGTCATTCCACGCTGAAAACTGTTTGGGAGCCCGGACAATCTCTGCAAGGCTGCGTCCCTCCTTTTCTCCACGGTTCAGAATCACATTGGCGGCGGCCTGAATACCCTCATCCCCCTCGCCACGGGCCTCACCCCAAAGGGTCCGCACGACTGCATCCATATCAGCCTGAGGGACGGCCTGCTGGCCACGTGCGGCCGAATTGGCGGTAACGCGCCGGGTAAGTTCATCAAGCTGGCTGATAAATTCAGGGCTATTGGGGTTGATTGTCCCTGCATCCATAAACGACCGCACCTGTTCGGACATGCGCTGCTGGACCTCGGGATGCTCCAGCACGCGGCTTGCTTCAATGTCGCCACGGCGGGCCAGTTCGGCCACGTCCTGAATGGTAAGGTCCTCGACCGGTTTCTGTGCCTTGGCGGCCCACTGCTCAGCAATCTGGCGTTCGCGCTCGGCGGCATTCCCCACACCTTTAAAGAACGGGCTCAGTAATGCCCCACCAACAACCTTCGTTCCGCTCAGGGCCAGGCGAGTGGCGGCCTCAATAATTTGACCTTCGCCCACGTTTTGCAGGCGGCTGGTCAGGTTCCCTTCCGGCGTCTCGCCGGTGTTTTCACCGCGGGCGAGCCACTGAGGAATGTTGGTGTAGGCCACTCCGCGGGCGATCGTGTTCCAAAAGCCGCCTGTGGGGTTTTCGGCCTCTTTCACAATCATGTCGGAGATACGCTGGTCCTCCGGCGAAAAGGCCGCGAAATCTGTTGCTGCGCTGCGCCCCACATCGCCCAACGTGGAGGTTGCCCTGCCGGCAACGCGATCAACAGCACTCCGCCCACCAACGTATTGCCCCATGGGGGTGATGAATTGTCCGACAGCCGTTTTGGGTTCCAGTGCTTCAAAACCGTTACCGATCTGATCCCACTCGGGGATGCGTGGTAGCTTGCCCGGCTCAAAGCCGGCGCCGCGCGCGCTCAAACCAGCCACCAACTCGGCGAGGCTCAGGCCGGCATTCACCAAGTCGCGGCCGCCGGTGGCAACAACTCTGGCCGTTTCAGGGACGACGCCAGATTCGTTATTAAAGAGAGCGTCTCCCACGGGGTTATGAAGAAGCCCGTTACTGGACGAAGGCTCGCTACCCCCTGCCTCCAAAGGTTTCGTGTAATCCACAAAAGCGTTGCTCACAGGCTCTTGCGCGGCAGGCTGTGGGGCCTGGTCCAGCACAAAGCCTTGCGGGACGCTTACGGAGCCCTGTTGGCGAGGCTGCTGGTCAAGAACGAATCCGGGAGGAAGAGGCATTACATTTTACTCCACGTTTGGCCACCATCGCGGGAAATGATGCGCTCGCCCGTGGAGGGGTTAGTAGCGGTAAGCGGCGCCACGCCTCGCATCTGGTCGGGAGATAGCGTTTGCTGCCGGCTATCGCCGGCGAAAGGGTTCCATGCCCCGCTGCTTCCCTCTACCGTGAGGGGCTGGCCGCCTGTGATGTCAGCGATCGCCTGTTCAGTTGCCTTGATGAAATCCATGCGGCCCTCACGCATGTATTGAGCAGCTCGATTGCTCAGCATTTGGCGCGTCGCCGGGGAAAGGTCAGGGTTGCTACCCTCAGCAATACCGCCGTTCTTATCCAGCAAAATCCCAAACCGCTGATCAATGTGGCTGTTGATGGCGTTCATGTCATCCGGCTTGACCATGTAATCCTTGCCCTGGCCACCGGCAGCAGCGGCTACGGCGGGATCGGGCTTGATGTAGTACCCCATGGCGCTGGCGAGTCCGTCGCCAGGGTTGACTGCGCGCGGTGTGGCCAATTCTTTTTGAATGGCCCAATCTTGATTCTGCTGGCGAATTTGTTGCTGATGCCCGATGTCCACAGCTTGGTTCTCGCCAAGAGGTTTGCCGGATCCGGCAAGGGCACGGGCGACCGTTCCGCGATCTGTTCCGTTGTTGTTCGCCAGAAGGGCAAGGAAAACGTCACCCAGCGCCGCGGGGGCGTTGCCGCCCTGGAGGTAATTCGTCGCCAGGTTGGTAAGGGCTACGTTCCGGTCAACAGGCATGGTGGACGGCATCGGGGCAGGTCCCATCCCCGCATCAGGGGTAGCCGCCTGAGGCACGGACGGCATCGGCTGGTTGTTCACATTCATCAGGTCAGCAACGGCCTGGCCAAGCCCGCGTTGGGCCTGGTTGGAAAGAATCTGACCTTCCGCGCGCGCGTTCAGGTATCGCGTGTTGGCGATGCTGGCGTCGTCGGACGGGCTGGGAACCATCGCCTTCATGATGTTATTCATGCTGTATGCGATTCCAGCGTTGTTGTATCGTGGGTCCATCGTCGGCATGGCTTACCTCACTGGCAAATAATAGGTTCGTGCGTTAGCTCCCAGGCCGGGAACGATGGAGGGCCCGCTGGTGACACCTGCGCCGCGAACGCCGCCCTGCGCGGCCGGCGCCGCGAGAGCCTTCGTCATGGCAGCGCTTCCGGCAGCCTGGAGAATGTCAGCAACAAGGCGGTGGTTCGCGCCAACGCTTTGCGCGCCTTGCATTTCAAGCGGGAGGACGTTGGCGCTGCCCTGCATGAAGTTGCCGATTGTGTTGACCTGTCCGGCGCTTCGTCCGAGGTCAACGCCGCGATCGCCCATCAGATCGCCCAACGACATCACGTTGGCGCGAGCGTCCGCTTGGCTGGTCGCGTAATCCGTGGACTTTTGGAGCCGCTTGTTGGCGTCATCCATAATGATTTTGGGAGCCTCCAGGGCGCCGGCAGCAGGAAGGAAGTCAGTATTCGCGCTGATGGCATCCTTGAGAGACGTGGAAATCTTGGCGCGCTTGGCTTCGAGGTCGCCAGTAAACTGATCCCCGCCAAACTTGCTAGCTTCGGTCGTGACCAGATTCCCGATCTGGTCCTGCCAGTTGGCCTGGCGCGCGTTTTCCCATCCCTGGAGGGACGCCTGTTTGCGCGCAACAGCCTTGTTTCCAAGGTAGTTCGCGCCAACGCTGCCCGCAATGAGGGCTGCGGCGGTCAGGCTTGCGGGATCGCACATTAGCTCACCACCCGGGACGAGCCGCCCCCGACGCTGTTGAAGAGATTGGTGCCATACCGGCTTTGACCACGACGTTCAAGGTCAGCTTGCGTCGCCAGGCCGTCGGTGATGTTGGCGAAAATTTGCCCGAGCGTGTCGAAAGACTGTCCCTGTCCCAGCAAAGCTGCCCGGGTCTGCGCGGACTGCGCTGCCAGCTGGTCGTTCCCGCTGGCGTTCAGCTGGTTGATCAGCTCGGAGCGGGCCTGTTCAACGCTGCTGCGTTCGGTGCTGGCGAAATCGCTGGCTCGGGCGCTGATGTCCTGGCTTGCGGAGTCGAAGAGGTCTTTCAGCTCTGCAAACTTTTGGTTGGCCAAGCTGGACTGGCTGTTCCCGGTGCGAGCAAGGGCGATCGTCAGCTCTTTTTTGGCATCGTCAAACTGCTTTTGAAGCTGGGGAGTCTGATAATCCGAGTAAGCCTGCATGCGGCCGGTGTAGAAATCATCGTTGAATTTGGAGAAAGCATCATTGATGTAACCCATGCCCTGGTTAATGCGCCCCTGGCGGGCTTCCTCGGCCTGTCGAGCCTGCTTAGCTGCTTTATCGCTGCCGCCCATGCACATGGTCTTACCTCCAAATTCCAGGTTGTCGCCAACGTGCGTTCGTATCCTTTGGCGGTATCCAAACATAATTTATGAAATCTTCACCATTTGCGCCATAGGCGCGCAGTAAACTTTCCTGTTTAAATCCAAAAAACTCTAGCCACTGATGCGCTTTTGCATGACCTGTGTGCGATTGGCACTCCACGCGATGGGCGCCGGCGGCAATAAAACTCGGGAAAAAGCTGCGGATTGCCCAGCGTGTACCCTCATTTTCAATTTTTGGCCAGTCGTTGGTGGCAAACATGAATACACTCCACACGCCGGGGCGTATCGCCATGGCTCCGGCAATAGCAATGGGATTGTCCGGCTTATCTCCAAAAGCGTGGCACGTATCCCCATTCAGTCGGTGGGCATGGGCAAGGAAATCTGCCAATTCGTCCCGGTCATCACACCACCCCATGGCGCTGATTTCCGTAAAATCGTCATCGCGCATGTGTAATGCGACATGGTGGACCAGCTCGGGGGTTGCGGGCGATATGATCACGGTGTTGTTTCGCCTTCGGCATAGTGCAGGGCCACATTGCCGATGGCGGCATAACCCTCGCTCTCGTTGACCAGGCGAATGGCGGCGTGGGTGGAGTACCCCTCGATCGGAATGGTGCCCTTTCCATAAGTCGTGCCGTTGATCGTGGCCGGCTTGGTGGTGACGATCTCAATGTCTCGCGGATCGTAGGCAAGGTCCACTTCCCATTCTCCGCGGCAGGCCATACCGAGAGCGGTAAAATGCTTTAAGTTGTCCGGCTTCTTGCCATCCAGGTAAGGTATCTGCACTTCAACCCTAGCACTGTCGTACTGATCGCCGGAATCGCCGCCGTAAAGGTAGATGGTGTCCCCACTCCGGGCGAACACCTTGTTGTCCAGCGTGGCAAAGTATTCCACCACAAATCCGGGAAGGTATGTGCTCCAGGCGCTGATCTTGCTGGAGGGGAAATAGCTGAACACGTAGATGGTTTCGCCAAGGGCGAGAAGGTAGCGCCCATCCACAGGGTCAATGACAGAATCGGAGGCTTCCACTGTGGCGGCCGGCAAGGTGCGGATTGCTTCGGTGATGATGCTATCAATGGCAGTCCCCACATCGCTAACGAACGCCGCGTTGGAGCTGTCCCGCGCCTTTAAACTGCGAATTCCAGTCTGGCTGAGGTAAAACACATCGCTGTCCCCGAAAGGGCTCACAGATCCGCTGGAGAGGGCACCGGTATTGTCCAAAATTTGCAACTGAGAATTCAACCCCTCATCTACATCGAGATACCAGATTTGGATGTTCCGGCGCGAAAAGATGGCGGCGTTGGTGTAATACCGCTCCACGGCCACCAGCTCTTCCGAGCCGGAGGCTTCGTTGGCCATGTTTACGAACCCTGCGCCCGCACCATCATTCCACTCGGGCGGGTTGTTGACTTCGGAAAAGTGCATCAGGCTACTGGAAAGTGAATACATCTTTTTCTTCAAGGTTTTCACAAATCCGCCCGGTTCGTAAGTGTCTGCCGCGTCCACCCCGCCAGACAAGGTGCTGCTTGTCGTGCTCAGATTCACCGCCGTGGCGCTGATAGAAACTGCGTATCCATTCGGCGTCGCCCCGCTGGTGGGGTAAATGACGTTGACCGTGGCTCCATCGTTTGTGGCCGTGTAGTTGGGGCTGCTGACATAGGTATTGATTTGCTCCACCAACGCGGCGGCAGTCGTCTCCGGGTCGTCATTGTAAGCCACGCTTGTTCCCAGGACATCTACGCCGTTTATGGTGATCGCCAGGACCTCGGCTTTATACTGGCCGCCGGACATATTTACGGCACCGCCCAGGCTGGCCCCGCCGGTTGCCGTGCCCGAAATCACAAAGCCGTTTGGCGTCGAGCCGGCAGAGGAAAGGGCAGTGATCGTGATTGTGGCGCCGGCGGCAGAAGCTGTGTAGTTCGGTGAGCTGGTGTAGGCGTTGATCTGGTTTGCCAGCGCCGTCGCGGTTGTGCCGTTATTTCCGGTATGGCTGACAGTGGCACCCAAAACGTCCACGCCATTCACGGTGAGAGCTGTGAACGTGTCTGCGGCCGCACCGCCAGACATCGCCGAAGCATTCCCCATGGTTGCGTTCCCGCCGACGGTGGCCGCGACCGTAAAGCCGTTTGGCGTAGCGCCGGCCGAACCTAGAGCGGAGATCGTCACAACCGTTCCCGCCGATGTGGCGGTATAGTTCGGAGAGCTGGTGTAAGTATTGATCTGCGAAGCCAGGGCAGCGGCGGTGGTGGCGTTGTTCCCGGTGTGGTCCACGGCCGCCCCCAACACGTCAACGCCGTTCACGGTGATGCTGTTGATCTTGTTCACGCCTGCGCTAAGCGTGCCTCCCGTCACTTCAATACTTCCGGTGGCGGCGATGGCCCCAGCTCCGCCGGTGACGCTGATACTTCCGGTGGCGGCGATGGCGTTCTGCTCAGTGCTGGCCTGAACATCGAAGGATACACGAGCCTTGCCGTCAAACCAGTCTGTCACTCGAGTCCCGTTGTAATAGTGGAAAATCGAACCGTCTGCAAACTGCGCTGCGACATACAGTTTTCCATCAAAAACGTCGTAGCTGAGGATGCGCTGCATCGGTTCCCCATCCGGGTGCTCCAAGCGCTGGTAAACCACGCCGACAGGAAGGCCAGCAGGTTCGCTCTCATGGCCGAAAACGTAAATCTGGCCGGATGCCGTGGCCAGGCCAAAGGTATCGCCTTCCGGCAGTTCGTACTTGGCAACAAAAGCCTTGCGTTTTTCAATTTCTCCGCCGCGGGTGATGTGGGCGTTTTCGCAGACATAAAGCGTGCCGGCGGTGGAAGTTTCCAGCATCTTCCGCCGGTCAAGCCCTGCTTTGAAATCTTCAATCAGGACATAGGCCATGGCTTACTCCGGCGTCCGGTCGTTGTAGGCAGTGATGACGCGCGGGAGCCGCTCGTCAGAATCTTCGACCCCACCGCCACCAAGGACGAATGTGGATCGCTGGGACTGGAGCCCTTTCAACTTCACCAGGCGGAGCGCGGCAAGATTGTTTTTGCTCTTGGCGTCGGCTGATTTACGGCGCTCCAAGATTTCGGCGGCCGCGGTGAGGTAAATAAGCATGTCGTCCAAGGTGCAAAGGTCACTCTCGGCCACCAAAGGATCAAGGTTTTTGATGCCCCGAATACGCAGGTTGTTCTCCACATTGGGCAGCGTTTGGCCATTCTGCGCGGGGATAGGCCACACTTCGAAATCGCCACCTTCGGCAAAGGCCCAGCGACGGACAACGGAATCACGCTGGTCGGAATCGCTGTCAATTTCGTCATACTGCTGTTCGCCGATCCCGAATTTCACAGGGGTCCACATAGAGCCATTGCGGAATTGGACGCTGATAACGCGGTCCATATCCAAGTCGTCGGGAAAGGCGTAAATGTTCACGCCAGCCTGCATTTGAATGTCACGTTTGACTTTAAGGAAAGGCCAGTCGTGCTCGGCCCACAGCTGCTCCTGGACACGGCGGAGTATCTGCTTGTAGTGCTCAACGGCGTTGGCGCCGAGGGCTGCGTGCGTGGCGTCGCCAACCTCCTTGCGGAGCTTGTCCACCAGCGTTCCAAGAGATACTCCACGTGCCATCAGGTGTTATTCCTCGTTTCCGGCAGACGCAGCCTTGCGGGCTGCGATGTTACGGGCGCGGGCTTCGCGCGCGCGGGCCAGAGGGTCGTTGGTTTTGGTCGGGGCAGCAGGAGCCTTTTCCTGAGGCTTGGAAGTGGTTTCAGGCTCTTCTTCGTCCTCACCTTCATCCCCTTCCTCTTCACCAGCTTCCTCAGGATCAAAGGCGGAGGCACTGGCGGCAGGCGCTGCGGGCATGGCGGTTTTCGTCTCCACCGGCCGCATGTTGGTGTCGAGATCGTCCTCAACATAAAGGTCGTCCGTGGGGTCGCCTTCATCCTCATACGTCTGCGGCAGCGGATAGGCTGGGGTCGGGAACACGGCCAGGACATTTTTCATGCCATAAAGCAAGGTCACGCGCTTGCGCTCTTGGGCGCTGGTGCGGTCAATTTCGCCAACCACTTTAATTTCGCTGACAGCCTTGTAGCCGTGGATATGGCGAAGAAGGTGAATATCTGCCGGAGTCAGGCCGGACTTGTTGATGATCATTTCGGCCTTGTCGTCGAGGCGTACTTTGGCGGAGAGCACTTGCATTGGTTTGGTCCTTTGTTCGTTGGTTTAAGAAAGTGGGGCGGCGGCACCCGCCCCTTCCTTTCTGCTTTGGCTTACTTAGCCGGCGTACTGCGGCGCGCCCTTGTAACGGGGATCCGTCAGGGCGACGACCAGCTTGAACGCCTTGGAGCCGTCGGCGGCCGAGTTCGGGTCATAAGTCCCGCGCACGTCGCCGGTAGTTGCCGTCGGGTTCACGTTGGCGCCAGCCACGAGGGTGCCGGCGGTGGCGGTGGCGCCATCTTCCAGCTCCTTCAACACCTGGCCGGTTTCCGGCAGGTAGACGGGCAGGCCCAGCACATCGCCGGTCCCGACGGTCGCGCTGGTGATGTTCGCACTCGGCACCACGCTGGTGACGGTTTTGAACGCCTTCTTACCGGTGTGACTGGTGGTCGCGGTGGCGGTTTCTTCCACCATCACATTGCCATACACATCGGTGCCGGTGATCAGCAGCTTGGCGTTGTTGGTCCAAGCGCCAACTACGTTGCGCGGCACATCGAAGGTGGCCACACCGCCAGAGGCGAGGGCACCGGCAATGGTCATCGCGGTGGAGGCGGTTCCGGACTGCGAAGCGCAGACACCATCGGCGTCGGCGGTATCGGGGGCGCCAAGGTTGATCGTCACCAGGGTGGCTTCGCTGACGCCAACGGCGTCAATCGCGGCCTCACCTTCTTCGCCGAAGGATTCACCCAAGATGTCGGCCTGGAAGTAAAACTTCGAGCCAGACAGCCAGGTGGAGCCAGATCCGTTGGTGATGGTGATGTTGCTCGCACCAAACGACACGGTGAATTCATCCGGGGCGCGCAGCACGTTGTTTTGGCCAATGACCAGCTCGTGGGCAAAGCCATTCTTGAAGGTGGACGCGTCCGTACCGGACGGGTAGTCCACCGTGAAGGTGCCGGCGTTGGCCACATCAGCGGCCAGGACGCCCTGCACAACTTTGAATTTGTCAGACATTTCTATGTCCTCCTTTTTCATTTTCCGGTGCCGGGGCCGGATTTCTCCAGCCCCCTCCGGGTGGCATTACGCCATCGCTGATTAGTCGATGGAATAGATGCCGTGGCAGTTCATCTGGTCCGCAACGAGGCCACCGGTCCAGGTCATGGCGCGGTAGATCACGTAACGGTCGTGCGGGCGGGCAGGGCTGTGCTGCTTCATGTCCTCACCTTCCATCACACGCAGGAACATGTGTTTGGGGTCAATGACGTAGCAGTATTTGCTCTTACCCATGTCATCCAGGGTCGGATCGTAGAGGAATTTGTTCCCCTTCCAAGCCACGTCGGCCATACCGAAGTCGGTCTTGCCGTTGGCTTTGAAACCGTCCTGGGTGAGTTCGCCCTTGCTCATGATTTCGGCTTCCAACGCATCGAGGAAGTCGGAGCCGCAGAGGAACAGGGTGGGGTTGCCACCGAAGCGCCGCAGCTGACGGAATTCCTTGCGAAGGGTCCGCATGAGGGTTTGGTTGGTCGTGCTGGAGCTTACGCCCAGGCTGACCCGGTTGCGCCACCAGGGGTTCAGCGCGCGGTCAATCCCGCCAATGACACCCGTGGTGGGGTCCTCGGCAAGGATACCGGTAACGCCGGCGAACACCTTGTTGCTTTGGGTCCCATCGTTCCACAGCATGTCGTTGTAGCCGATGTTCCAGCCCTCGCTCATGTCATCCAGCTTGTCCTGTAGCAGGCCGGTGATCACGGTCAACTCGCGGTCGGAGTGCTCCGTGGTTTCGGCGCCGTTCAGGCTGTCCACCACGCTGATACCATCCTTTTTCAGTTCGGTGAGCGTGACCTGGATACCAGCGTGGATTTCTTTCCACGGGAAGCTGGACTGCTTGATGTTGGCGGGGTTGGAGTAACCCACTTGGTCGTCGTGAGAGTAACCCTCAGGACGCGTGGTGTAGGTTCCCTTGACGTTTTGAACAATGGACTCCTTACCACCCGGAAACTCTTTCTGGTTGGCCTTCATGGCCTCATACAGGGGTTTCTGTTGGATGGATTGGGCCATCGCCGGCCCTTTGACGTGGAAATCAAAGGCCGCATTGGCGATGTTCGCCAGTTCTTGTGCGGTGAAAGGCATAGCCTTATTCCTTTTTTGGTGCCGTCACCCTAAGCCTATTTGCCTGCGGCGGCCCTTACGGCCTCCAGCATGCTCTTCGGCTGAGAAGAGACAGCGGGTTTTCCAGTTTGGCTGGGAACATTCTTGATCGCGGTTCGTCCGCTCGGCTGGGCCACGGGTTTCAGGACTTCATTGGCGCGCTTCAAAGCCTCTTCTGCGACTTTCAGGGCACCGTCCCGATCCTTCGGCCGGCCAAACTTCGTGAAATGCTCGCTCACAAAGGCATGTACCAGCGGTTTCTTTTTGGCGTAATCCGGGTCTTTCGCCTCCTGCTGCTTCTCCCACGTGTCCACCGCGCCAACGATCACTTGGACCGCTGCTCTCGCGTTGTCAGTTTCCTGCCGAGACTCCGCCGCTGCCAGGCGATCATTCGCCCGTCGCGCATTGGCGCGCTCTTTGGAAATCTGCCGCGCAGTTTCCTCATCCATGTAACCGTCTTTAACCTTCTGCTCCAGGTCGTCGGGCAATTTATCGCCCACGTAACCGCGGAGCTTTTCAAGGTAAGCTTCAACAAGAGGAATGGCCTTTTCGGGGTCATTCTTCCCGAGGTTCCCGACATGCAAGAGCTGGTTAAGCTCGTCGCCGGTCACTCCGGTGTTGGCCTGGTAGGTACGAACAGCCGTTCCGACTTCCGCATCCTCCTTCAAGGCTCGGTTCTCCGCCAGCACTTCCTGCCAGCGAGGATGATTGTGGAATGGCAGTTTGGAGTCATCCTCGTCCTTGGCGTCGGGTTTTTTACCCTCATCGCCTTGGCCTTTGGCGTCCTTCTCCGAATCCTTGCCACCATCCTGGGTAGACGACTCCCCTGATTTGTCGCTGTCTTTCAAAACGTCTTGCACCACGTTCAAAAGAGAGCGCTTATCTTCTTTAGCGTCTTTCTGGCCTTCTGCGGGCGACGACTCCGCGCCTTGGCCTTCACCTTCGGCATTAGCGTCAATGTGACCGTTTTCCTCGGCGGCAGACGATTCCGCCGGTTCCTTGGTCACGTCAGGGCTCTCGATTCCCTTGGGCATGATTTAGCGTCCTTTCTTTTCGTTCGTAGCCTTAAAATAGCTTAACCGGCCGCGCTGGCAACAGCACCCGTATTATCGCCATTAGCTGGTTGAGGGCCGCCAGGGCCGGTTATTGGCTTTTCCTCGTTGTTTTGGCCGCCTTCACCTGTGGCGTTTGACTGCCCCTGCTGTGCCCCTCCGGCAACAGTTTTACCGCCGGCGCCGCCCTTTGCCAAGGTGTTCATGGCAATCATGGAAGGCATATCCTCGGCAATCGCCTCGTCAAGGTCCACATTTTCATCCATCCGCTTGACGACCTGCTTAGCCAGCCAGAGCGGGCTAATGCCGGGAACCTGAATAAGCAGCGGGATTAGGCGCTCCATGTTGGCTGTGTCCTGGCCCTTGTTCGGCTTACCGGAGCTTCCGGCCTCAATGGACAGAACGATCTCGCGCGCCACATCTTGGCGGCTGAGGGATGGCCACATAGCCCCAGGGCCCACGATTTCTTGAACCGACTCCGGCGACATGTTCAGCAACAGCACCTGGCCGGCCGCGCGCGAAAATTCGGTAAAGAATTCGTCGAAGTCGTCCACGTTGCTGGCGGTGCTGGCTGTTCGGGCCCCTGCGGCATCCGCCACTTCGGTGGCCGTGTCCCCACTGGTGGCGCCAAAGCTAGACTCAGGCGAACCCACGGCAAACTGGAGATCGTTCAGCAGGTAGCTGGTGTCGTAGAGGTTCGGATCAATCGGAGCCCCTTTAACGGCCTGGAGAATGTCGTCAATCTTGGCCCCTTGGGCGAGGGCGTTAATTTCCACAACCACGTTGGTTTGGTTACTGGAGAGTTTGATTTTCTCGTCGTCCTCCAGCATCCCTTTGGCGGCGGCAAATTTCGGCCGGTTGAAGTCTCGGTGCTCTTTCAACGCTTGGCGCGAACCATTCAGGGTCAGCTGGACATGCTCAATCAGTTCGACATCGGAAGGCGGGTACAGATTGTCCTCATCCTCCAGGTCGTTGAAGGTGAGGGCATAGTACGGGTAAAACTGCTCTGTGTAGATCGGCGGCTCATCCGGCTCCTGGAGGAAGTCATTATGCCCTTCCACGACGACGTACAGTTGGCCGTCGGCCTTATCGTAAAACTCGTACAGGCGGTAGAAACATTTGCCCTTGTCACCACCCTCCTGTTTACGGCGTTGCTTCCCTTCCGGGGTATATTCCTTGGCGCCGGTGCCTTCCAGCTTTACATCGTAAAGCTGCTCAATCTGATCTCCGGTAAACAGGAATTCTTCGGCAATCCACTCCGCCCCCACAAAGCCGCGCAGCTGCGTGCAGGCAGGGTCAATGATGATGGACGTGCTCTTGGGAAAGTTGAACACCAACCCCTCGCGCAGAACGATCTCATCCGCGTTGTTCAGCTGCTCCAGCATAAACCGAAGCTCTTCCGCTTCTTTGGATGCCTCGTCAATATCCCCTTCTGCCATGCCTTCCATGATCGCCGTGGCTTTTGCCAGGCGTGCGGTAGAGTCGCTCAGCTGCTGGATAACCTCAGGTGTTTTGCCCATTTCGCGCTGGAAACCCAATTTGATGTATCCGACAGTGCAGGTGATAGCCCGACGGACGAGCTGCTTCATTTGCAGCTTAAAGCCCGGCATCTGCTCGTTCATGTAGTATTCGAAAAGGATTTCCAACGTCTTGCCGATTTTGATGAGCTGGCGCTTCTTCTGTTCGGCTTGCTGGACATCAGAGATAAGGGCTTGGGCCTGTTCAAGCTGAGCCAAAAGGGCCTGCTGCCCTTTCATCATCGCCATGATCTGGCCGACCATTCCGGTATTAACCCCCATAGCTTGGGCCTGCTGGATGGTCATGGCGGCGGTTTGAAGTTCCTGAATATCACCGGACCACACCTGGTAATAAAGACGCGGATTGATCCGAGCCACGGCCCGGGGGTTTTTGGCGTAGAGGGCGGCAGTCTTTTGCTTGATGTGGCGCTGGACCACGTTGACCTTATATTTTTGCTTGCCCCAGCCCTTCTTGGCGCCCTCGCGTGCCAAGCGCTGGCTCTCCTTCATGCGCTCGAAGGCATCCTTGTGAAACTTCTTGCCGTGCTCAATACGAGCCAACACATCACGAACCAGCTGCTGGCGTGCCTCGCTGGGCTCGGAGGTTTCTTCTTCCTGCCCCAGCACCAAGTTCTCTTCGTCACCCATTACAAGCTGCCATCCTCTAGTTGTTTACGACGCTGCGATTCACGCGAATCGGCTTTAACCCACGCCAGCGTACCTGTGACCGGCCCCTTGCTTTCTTCCATCCGCGGGATAGATGTGCCAAAAAGCTGGTCCATCACCAGGCCGATGAGAGACATGGCATCAACCAAGTCGTCATGAGTAGCATACGGAAACTTCATCAACTGCTCAATGGCACGGTCGGTCCACCAGCTGAATTTGGGCAACCACACCTTTTTCATTGCAAAACGGCCAATAATACCCTGTGCGCGCTGCACTTTATCGTTCACAGGTGTGACTTCTTGGACAACAACGTAAACCTTTTCTTCACGCTGGCGCTTACGCAAGAACGGTCCGATGGACTTGCTGATGTGCCCGCCTTCGGCAAACCACATGATCGGCTTCCACATTTTCATCATGCGAAGCATCGCTTCGACCGCCTCTTCCGGCCCCGCCTTTTTCCAAAAAATATCCAAAATCCAAATGTTGTCGAGCGCATCCACGCCGAAAATGATGAAGCAGTTCAGGTCGTTCTTCTGTTTTGTGCCCACGGCATGGTCAGAAACGCCGTAGATTCGCATATCGCCGCGTTTTGGCTGCTCTCCATCTTTGTAGAGCATGATATTGGCGCGTCTGAACATGTCGCCATCCTCGGGCGTCGGCCGCTGCTGGTAAAGCGCTCCAAACTTTCGGGCGTTCATCCGGCGCATAGTTTCACCGAATTCTTTACTAAACCGCTCAGGCCACAAAAGCTCACCTATCGGACGCCCCATAGGATCATTTTCCTCGGCAAAAAATGGCAGATTGATGATCTTCCACTTTTTCGCTTCGGTTTTGTCGTAATGCTTGTTGTTGGGGTCGGTGAGGCGACCCACAATATCGTCCTCGTGCCAGCGCGTCATCACGATAACCACGGCGGATTCATCGGTCATCAGACGGGTCATGGCAACGGCCGTAAACCACTCCCACGCCTTGTCACGCGCGGCCGGGCTGTCAGCCTCTTCGGCGTCTTTAATCAGGTCATCAATCAGCAGGACATCGGCACCGCGGCCGGTGATGGAACCACCCCGCCCCACAAACACCGCTAAGCCGCCTTGCTTGGTTTGGATGCGGCCGGCGGACACTGCCCCCTGGCGGAATTCAAACTTCGGGAAAATCTGCGTGTAGACGTTCTGGCGCATGATCTCACGGACATCGCGCCCAAAATCCTCAGAAAACTCTTCGTTATAGGTGGCGAAGATGATGGATTTGTATGGGTCCCGCCCCATAACCCATGACGGGAAACGGCGACTGACCAACTCGGACTTCCCGTGACGGGGAGGCATGGTGACAATGAGGCGCTTAATCTTGCCCTTGTCCACCTGCTCCAGGGCGGCTGCGAGGACGCGGTGGTGGCGGGCCGCTTCGTATCGGCTGAGGTTAATGTCATCCGGGTCCTCCACGCTGGGCATGGTCAGGGCTGTGAATTTCAGCAGGTCGTCCCTCGCCTCTTGGCATGCCAGCAGGCGCTCGGCAGCTTTGAGCTGCTGGCGCATTGCGTCGGCGTTAAGCGCCTTCTTGTTGGCGCTTACTTCACCCATTCGATGAGCTTTTCGTGCCGGATACGGCATTCGTTGTAGCGGTTTGCCAGGTCAACCGAGCTTTTCAGCAGGCATTCCAGGTTGCACGGACCCTTAACTTCCTCCAGTTGAGGGCATTGGGCGGCAGCGTTAGCGGGAGGGCTTACCGATGCGGGCCTCGTTGTAGAGGCGCAGGCCGTTATCAGGCAGCACACAGCTGCGATACACAGGGTTTTGGCGGGTTTCATCGTTCAGCCTTTCGTTTCGTTTTCGTTCAAGCTCCAGCGCCTCCGTCAGCTCCCGCTCTGTCTCCGCCGAAATCTTATCCTTCTTTGCGAGCTTGTTGTTCAACTCGACAATTTGGGCTTCGAGCTGGCGTTGGCGCTCCTTCTCGGCGCCGCGGTGCTCCAGGTACAGGACGACACCGCCGGCAACCAAGAGTCCAAGCACGTAAGGCCACACAGCCAGGGCAATGCGCGTTAAGAGAGGCATAACTGGCGCTCCTTTTCGCGGCGAACGGTAAGTCCGCGCAAGACCCGGCCGCCGGCCTTATTCCAGCGGGGGAGTTCGTTGCATGCCCCCACCACGTCGCCGGCGTTGAGCTTGCGAAGCAGGGTGCTCTTGTCGAAGGCATCCATCCCGACGTTGTAGGCGAAACTCGCCAGGGCGGCGTGGCGCTCCGGCGTCATCTTCACCTTCACAGACTGGTCCACCCGCAGCGCGAACCACGCGAGCCGGATGGCGAACATGTCATCGCACTCTTCACGGCTCACCACCTGGCCCATGCGGACGTTCTCAGTTTCACCGTAGCAGATCGTTGGGATGCCAACAGCATCAAGGTAAGCTTTCTGGCTCAACCCCTCAAACTGACCAACCATTGGCATGGCGATGGACATTGCCATCGAGAAGCCAGTAGCCGACCACTTAATCGCGTTTCCGACGCTTGACGACATACTTCTCTCGCCTGTTCTTTTTTTCACGATATTCCGACACAATCAGATACCACTTGTGCAGCCCCAGGCTGATGGACACCAGTGCGGCAATAATAGCCAGCCAGATGGACAATGTGGTGGGGTCGAAAACGGATACCGCGGCACTGGTGACGGCAACGCCGGCGCTTCCATGGATCGAGGCATCGGTGGAGTTGCTCAGCATTTTATACAATCCTTCCGAGTTTGGTTTCATTTTTAATTTCCCCTTTACTTTGCTGCTTATTTGTTCCGCTGGAAAGTATGCAGGAAGCGGAAATCCTTTGGCAGTGTGTTAAATCCCCAACAAGACAGCCAATCCCAGAGCAAGTCCTTTTAAGATTCCGTCGGCGATCTCGCCTTTTTCCCAATCCCCCGTCAGGCTGTACGCAAAGCCCATTCCGGCCATCAGCAACGGCGTGAAAAGGAAAGCGTCAGGGATGGCCTGTAAACCAACCCAAATCGCCTCCAGGAATCCGTATCCCAGCGTGTGAGCTGCCATGCCGGCATCAACGGCGAACGGCATGGCAAATCCAACCCCCACCAGCGCTCCTGTTATGAGTCCGTGGAGTGTCAACCATATTACACCGTAGGGTTGCGGCCGGTACTTCCGGTAAATACGGTTCACAATCCAGAGGGAAGCTTTGTCAAGAGGCCAGCACTCGTCTTGGTAGATGGTGGGATTGCGGCGTATCGCCGCCGATACCGGAAATCCCCAGCCGGTCAAGACCGACAGGAAGGCGATAACGGCAACCCACGGATTCCAAGCCAGTAATCCGAAAAGAACAGCGAATGTGATGCGCCGTACCTGGCTTCGGGTGTTGGTCGGGGTTTCCCCAGGCAAGGCAAAAACACCACCGCCGCGAAAGCGATTTGCTATACCGCCTACAACTGTTGCGAAAATGACGCTCAAAAGTTCCAAAGTCGCCACTAGTGCGTCGCTAAGTAGTCGTCAAAGTCAGCGTACATGGCTGCCAGCGTGACATCCGTGTATGGCGTTAGAGTGTGCTTTTCTTGCACAAACCGACATGCGCTGTAGCACTTTTGCTGATGGCGAAAAAGTTCAAGCATGAGGTGCTTGGCGTCAGCCGCTGTCATGGTCTGCCATCCCGTGTTCCCGTCGAAGTCAATCGTCTGGACAGGTTCGCTCAAATCTTCTGCCGAGTCTAAGCCGGAGAAAATGGTCACAAGGTCGAGGCGTGTCTGGTTGTCGTTGAACACGGTGAAAGTATCCGTGCCGTTGTCATACGAAACCTCTGCGGCAATTTTTTGATTGCGGTAGTTGTTCGCAGATTCAATCAGGTATGGCGTGAAAGCGGTGTAGTCAATTTCCCATTCAAGAGTTGAGTCGTTCCATACGGTATGGAACAAACTCGGTGGACGAGGACGAATGTAAATCCCAGAAGCCACGACCTCATTGTACTGGTCGCTTCCATAATCAAAAGAAAAACCAGTCCAGTTAGGGTTTCCCAAGTAACCAGGATTAATAACAACTTCAATAGGCGACTCTCCACCGTTAGACATAGCGAAGTCTACAGAAAGAGGTTCTTCAAATCCTGTCACAGTAATCAATGTTGCCATTTTCTTTCTCCTTTATTCCCACCATACTGTTGCGCTCCCAGCAGTAAACGTACTACTGCCATCGGCGCTCGCAAGTTGAACCTTCGTAAGAACCCCGGAAAGGGATATGACACCACCCCCTCCGTTAAACCAGTTTCCATTTCCACTATCACCCCCAGAAAGGGAGTAAACCCACTTGTTTCCCCCAGCATTTAGAAGGGTAATAACTGCATGGGTTTGCGACGCAGAAGGAAGACCAAAGCCATCCGTGGCAGAAAAAGCGTTAGACCAGTTAGACCCTGCGCCTGCATGTCCGTAAAAGCATCCGTATCCAGAAGAAACATACCCTCCACTCGTACCAAGTCTTACGCGTGGAGTGCTTCCGCTCATAGTCATACTCTCTATAGCGATAACAACTCTCTTAGCTGTGGATGGTATAGACGCGGTTATTTCAACAGATGTACCGCTAGTAGTAGCTACATTCGTTCCGCCAGATAAGCCAACTCCTAACGTGGCACGCGCGGCGGAGGCATCCGCATCATCAATCAGGGTGCGCCCAAAACTCGATAGGTCGGTAAGGGCAGCTGTACCGCTGCCCGTGAAGTAAGGCAGCTTGTTGGCGGCGCTGGTGAGTCCGGCGATAGCAGCCAGCTCTGCATCGTAAGCTTGAACATCAGTCCCAATCACCAGTCCAAGGTTGGTGCGGGCCCCCGCCGCATCGCTGGCGCCGGTCCCGCCGTTGGTCACGGCAAGATCCGTCCCGCTCCAGTTCGCGTTGTTGATGGTATCCAAAGCCGCCAGGTCGCCGGCGTCTGTAATATCCGCCACCTGGAGCGTCACCACGCCCTGCTTCCCAGCCACGCTGGTCACGGATTCGGTGTTGTCCACCTTATCCCAGCCGCTGCCGTTGTAAATGATCTGGTCGCCCACGCCGTAATCCACCGCGCTGACCGTCCCCGCCACTGAAATCCGGTAAAAGTCCCCTGTCGTGATCGGCACAGGCAGCGTCCCACCACTGGCATCCCACAACCCACGGTAAACCAGCACACCCGTAACTGTCGCCGCCGCCTGCGCCGCCCAATACTTAGCACTGAACGTCGTCGAGTTGTCCCCGCCGGCCTCTACGCTCACGGCAACCGGACTCTGAGCCCATTCCTCGGCATATCTGGCCTGGTCCTCCGCCTCGGCCTGCGCCGCCTCCGCCGCGTTTTTGGCGTTGATCGCCGCTGTGGCGTTCCCACTGGCGTTTTGAATATCGGAAATGTTGTCGGCGTTGGTGCTGATGTCGTCAATAATCGCATACAGCGCGCTCAGCTGGCCACTAATCGGCCCCAACGCAGCAATGTCACCAGATACAGGACCCAGGGCGGCGATCTCCGTGTCAAGTGATGTCAGAGCGTTGATATTGGCCTCGTTGGTGTCCACCGACGTAATCGCATCCGCCAGGGGCGCGATCACATTGTATTGGGCGTCCACCGTCGTGGCCTGAGACTCCACCTGGTCGGCCAACCCTTGCAGCGCGTCGATGGATTCCGCCAAATCCTCGTCCAGCATTTCCACAGCGTCGGCAGTCAGCTGGTCCCGGCCGACAATTCCGTTCTTCAACGTGGCGTCGGCGTTTTGAATCGCCTGGGCGAACGTCCGCAGCTGGCCGATACTGGTGGCAATGTTGGTGAATTCCGTGTCCAGCGCTGCGCCGGGCTTGGGCGAATTTGGATGCGCCGACTCGTAGTCGGAAAAATCCTCGGTAGGGGTGTATTGCGCGGGGTAAGCCATGCAGGAAGAGTGCTGAGTTTGTGGCTCGGCTGTCAAGTGGCGGTTTTTCGTGGCGAGTTTTCAATTTTTACAAAAATTTTCGCGGGGGGCCGAGTACCCGAAACGCGCGCACGCTCGACCCCTCCCCCGGGGGGTGGATCGTTCGTCGGAGGCCGTGTGTTCGGAGCGCAACAAATAGGCAGCCGCCCGGCCGGTTGACCTTTAAAAGCCACTTAAACATCCGTGAAACACTAAAAAGGCGTGAAACAGGCCTCGCATACGGCCTTTTAAAGCGTTTTTAAGGGGTTGGATGATGTCTAGTGTCCGAGGCAGGCACTAGACGTTTATTCAATTTGTTCAATCTTTTCAACGGGTTGCGCCATGTCGGCGGCGAGGTCGGTGGCCTCGTCGTCAGCCTCGTCAAGCTGGCGGCGCATGTCGGCAATGTGCTGTTTAAGCTCCCCAGGCGTCATGTCGGCAAGGTCCTTTTTTCCACCTTCCCCTTCTTTCCCAAGGGTTTTGCCGCGTTCGATATAGCCGCCAATGGTGAGAACGCGGGTTGCAGCCGTTACCCTGGCGGACGCTGGCGCCTTGGGGTTTTGCATGACTTCCTTGAGTGTATCAAAAGCCACACCGGCTAGGTCCGCATCCACTGCCGCCAGGCGCGCAAGGCGGATGGCTTCCAAAACTTGCGGCTGCCGCATCAAAACGGACGCGGCGACGCCGGGCACCGCGTACCCTGCCGCCTCAGCGGCCGCCGTCTGCGTCATGCCCCTAATAACGATATTTGCCACAAATTCCACGCGCTTAGCCGTAAGCCCTTGGCTTACTGCGATGTTTTGCACGGGAGTTTGAGGTTTACCGCTCATGGTTAGCATATAGCACAAAAAACCAAAATAATTGCTAGATTGTTCTTGCATAACTCAGCATATAGGACTATATAAAAAGTATGTCATGGCATTCCATGGCGTACCAAACAACTAAAAAGGAGCCTTCAAAATGACTTATTCCCCGCACTATTCACCGTCCAACCATGTTGCCTTTGTGCACCAGGCCAATACCCGGCGCCGTGAACGCCTGCAACGCCTGGTCATTCTGGCGTGTGCGGTATTCCTCGCCATTAGCGCCCGCGTGTTGCTGGGCTAATCAACCAAAAAGGAGCAAAAGCCATGCAACGCATCACACAAGACAACCTCGAAACTCTAGCCGCCACCATTGCCAAATATACCGGCAAAACCTATCGGGTGGGCCGCGTGTTCGGCCTTTCCCAGGTGTTGGCTGAACGCGTCAACCCTGAGGGCGGTATGCGCTCAGTGCTCAGCGCGGACACAAAAACGCAGCTTTACGACCTCATGCGCGCCTATCTTGCGGGCCTGCGTGACGCAACACTTGCCAAGTAACTCCAGGGAGCAAAAGCCATGCAAAACCTTTCACAATTCAAAAAAGCCTTGCAGCCGGGAACCCGCTGGATGGTGCGTTATTCTCACGCACCGGAAAAATGGCAGGAGCGCGAGGTTGTGAAGCTCCAAACAAACGCGGTGGCCTTTATGCACCGGCTGGAATCCATGACACTGGCCCAGCGCGAGGCATACCGTGCCAAGGCCCTGGCGAACCCGCAAGGCAACGCCTCTTGGCATTGGTGGGGTGAGGCTACAACCTATATGCCCAGCCCTGAAACACCGGGGGCCATACGCCATTGCATCGGAACCCATGCCGACAACTCGCCGGACTGGTCCACCTGGATGGAATACCGGCC